TGTGCAAAGGGTAATTCGTAATCCCTGTGTGAATTTTGATGTGTGTGATCGCGGGAGTAACGCCATCCCGTATGCAGAGAGCTTGACGAGCGAATCGACGTTCGCCGTCTTTAATGTACCGAAGCAGGGTTTCATCAGACCAAAGAGTGTCCGGATTCCCAGAGACCAAATCGCTTTGATCTCGGAGAATGTTTTTTCTCAATTCATCTAATTCTTCCTGAAGGGTCATGGTTATCGGTTGGTAGGAATAATGCGGTAAGGATAGCGCAAACGGCTCTTATACCCGAGAACTTGGCTGGTGATCGGATCAATAACGGGTACGTCCATGATTGCGTCATTCAGCAGCATGAGCAATTCCACAGGCACATCCGCTTCTTCTCCAGAACGAAGATAGGCTTCAAACTGTATGTTCTCGGTAGCGGCCACCTGAGCCTCTTTGCGAGTCATCTCTTTATCTTGAACTTGTTGCTCCAAGACTTCGAGTGTTTCTGGATTGATCCAAGTACCGTGGAGTCCGAAATATTGGCCGGATGGGGCGATTCCTTCGTTCTCTTCCAGTATAATCCGTACTCTGGCGAACAACGGGCGAGCTCCAGCAGCCGGAATATTTACCAGCGGTGTATTGGCTTCGCGGGTCAGGGCTTCTATACGGGCGAGCAATTCTTTGTTCTCGTCACGCAGATCCTTGTTTTCTTCCACGATGTCCATGTTAATGTTTGAACCCAAATCATCGTTTGCCATTTTGCTTCTCCTCGTTAAAAGTTTAATAGTTCTATTCGGCGGTTTGTTTTTTCCACTCATTGCTGTACTCCTCATCTGCATCTGGCGGAGGCTTCAGTGAATCCAGATGCTCGCCCACGAAGGTTTTCACTTCATCGGCGGTTGTAAAAGCGTACCCTTTCCAGGGATCCTTGTATTGGGATTTCGGACTATCGTTTTTCTTGCCAATAGCCTCGTCATAGACCTCGACTTCGTAGCCATTTTCCAGCTTTTCAATTCTAAGGACACAATTACTCATGATGGCTGTTACTCCTCTGCTCATATAAAAGGTGGGAGAGCTTTCGCCCTCCCTCTCCTCTTTTTCTTAGCCGATTGCTTCCCAGTAAAACTTCTTGCTGGCAACCATTGTGGTGGCTGTCAACGTAAACGAACCGTAAGTGGCGCTATTTGGATTCGTATCCACGTAGATACCGTTGGTCAGTTCCAGCGTTTTGTCCCCAGCAACAACGCTGTGTAGAGAACTGGTGATTGATGCCGCTGCATTCCAGATCGAAGCATAGTCCGTGTCTGTAACCCCAGCGTCAGCATCCAATTTGGCCGTGATACCCGCGATGGCCGCCTTCAACGCTACAACGTTAGCTCCGGGGTTTCCCCACAGCGCGGCGTAGTCAGTGTCGGTCACACCGGCACCAGCATCGAGTTTTGCGGTAAGACCCGCAATGGCAGCTTTCAAACCGGTAATAGTCGCCGCGGGGGAACCCCATAGCGCTTCGTAGTCGGTAGCAGTTACTCCGCCATCGGCATCCAGTTTTGCAGTAATGCCCTTGATGGCAGCTGCCAAACTATCTTCGGCCATATTCTCGAACCAATCATCGGTGATGCGATCGGTCAAATTAACGAAGTGTATCTTGCGGGGCAGAAACCCCGGATAAAACGTAGCAGCAGCCGCAGCAACCGCATCAGTTACGATGTGGCCGACAGCGTGGTTTACGATACCGCCGCTAGGAGTTTGTGTGTTGGTAGTCATACTCATTTTATTTCTCCTCGATCAAAGTGGTTAGGCGGTTGCAGCAACTTCAAGACGGGCCATAAATGCGTCCATCAGAATTGCTATTGCGGTCATGGTCTTCCATGCCACGGTACCCCGTTGACCCAGAGGATCGCCAGGTGCCGGCTTTGGATTGACCACCATCGGAGTGATAGCTTGATCACCCTTCAACGACACTATACCGTATGCGTCGCGAGCCAGATACAGGATCGGATACACATCGGCGGATGTGCCTGAAGTAGAACGCATCGCACCTTTGGCACCGCCAGCATCCGCGAACGGAGCATAGATGGTAGAGGTCAGGTAACGAACGCGCTCAACTGCGCCAATTTCATTTTCCCACGGAGTCACCGTACCGTATTGCTTGGTAGGGATGAAACCAGTCATTTTCCGGATATCCGTTTCCAGATCGGGGTGGACCAGGCCGATAAAAGCTGCTTCTACAGGCTCAGTACGGAACAGCACTGCGGACTTCACGATCTGGGTGATTGGCTTGGCGTTTTGACGTGTCAGAGCGGTAGTCACCGAGCGTTGCAGATCCAGAGTGGGAACGGTATTCACCGCGGAACGCGCCGCGCCGTTTGCGTAGAAGACATTGGTACCGGCTTTCAAAACGTTGTACCGGAAAGTTTCCAGCGTTTGCGCGGCGGACTCGGCCATGACTTCGATCATTTGCGCAAGGATATTGTCCTCGTGGGTCATATCGATAACGTCGGTCAGCGGCACATAATCACCCAGTTGCACCAAAGTTACGGTGTAGTCCTGGAATGTCAAACGCTTGCCGGCTGGAGTTACGCCTTCGGTCAACGGTGTCAAAGACAGTACATTGGTATAGGCATTTGCTGGGTTGCCATCACCTGCTGCACCCAAAGCGCCCTGCAAGAAATAACGACGGAATTTGCAGACTTTCGTGCTGCGGCTAGGGATTACTGTTGGGGTTTGACCGAACTTTTCGATGTTCAGCATTGGTTGCGCGCGAGCCAAAAATTTGGCTACGCTAAACGCCACCATACGCGGTGTCAAGTCACCATATACGACTGAGCTCATGTTGTTTCTCCTTGGTTATTGAGTTTAATTACACTATTTTCAGTGCCCCAAACACCGTCTTATTTCGGTTTTGTGCAGTGCTTTACTACAAAAATTTTACGCGCCGTATATACTCTGCCACAGTCCTGCGGCACCGTCAATAAACATACGCGATTTTCCAACTCCTACGACTACGCCTGTGGCTGTTGCTACGGCATCGATCGTATCGGTGCCGGAACCATAAACTTGTACTGTTTGTCCTGCATCGCTATTCTTAACCCAGTGAATATCGCCGGATCCGGTTGCTGCGGGTAATTTAACAGAGTCAGCATCCGTGCCTGAAACTGTAACATTATGGAAAGATTTAGTAGCATCCAGCGCCAACGCCGCAGCTTGAGTTCCACCAGCATGCGCAGTAATACCAGTTTCAATACCGGCTGCGCCAACTGAAACAAGCGCCACCGCTAAAGTATCCGTATTCTTTGCCGCGCCCAAGACTAAGGTTTTACTGGCTACGGATGTACCGGCAACTGCGGTATCATTAAAATTCAATTCCGCTGCACTGGCTGTTAAGCCTACGATAGTAGCCGCGCCATCAAGTGCGTCTATCGCGTCGGCCAACTTCGCTGCGATGCCTTTGGTTATAAGATCGACGTTTGCTGCCGTGATTGGTGTTCTATCCATTGCCGCCATGATTTTTCTCCTTGGTTAAATTATTTGTGCGCGAGACGATTATCTTCTGCTTCCGCATATTTAGCGAATGCTGAATCAAAATCGTCTTCTTCGGCAGTGCCTTGTTCACTGCGTCCTGATTTAACTGCCGCCAAGGAGACGGCTGCTTTTTTAGCCGCTGGTGGTAGTACAGGTGCGGCTTTCGCCGCTGGTGCTACGATTAATGGAGTTACCGGTACCGCATATCCGGTTTCTTTCTTATACATCGCGATCAAGCCCGCTACTTCTTCCGGGCTACCATCACTGGTAACTTTTTGGAGCGTGGCTTTCAACCATGCCGGCTGAGTATCAACCCAAGCGATCGCTTTATCGCGTACTGCATCATAGTCTGGAACCAGAGCAGTAATGTCCGAATATTGATCGTGGCCGCTACGAGAATTCATGTAGTCCAGAGCCGGTGCATAGCGTTGTTCGACCTGTTGGAAAATGTAACCAACCAAGTCGCGGTATTCCGCGCGACGCAACAGCGCTTCACCTTTAGCTATATCAGGCCAATCTTCTTGGTATTTCGCGAGCGCGGCAGTTTCATCTGCCGAAAATAGTGGCGCAGCAGGGGCCGGTTCTACTTTTGGTTGGGCGGCTTTAAGCGCCTCGAATTCAGCACGCAATGCAGCATATTCCGCGTTTTCCGCTGGTATGGCAATAACCGACGCAGCAGCAGGGTCAGCAATCGGCGCAGCAGCAGGGTCAGCAACCGGCGCAGCAGCAGGGTCAGCAACCGGCGCAGCAGCAGCAACAGCAGAGTCAACAACCGGCGCAGCAGCAACAGTAGTAGGATCAGCAGCAGGTGCAACTGGCGCAACTGGCGCAACCACTACGACCGGAGCAGCGGGTTCAACCGGAACAGCCGTAGCAGCTACAACAGGTTTTTCACCAGGCGCAGAATCTTCTACAGCCGCAAATTCTGCAAACGCACTAGCGATATCTTGATCTTCTTGGTCCATTTTCACATTCTCCGTTAAAAGTAAAGGGTTGTCAAGCTATTTTTAGCTTCAGTTCGCCCAAGAGTTTCATAAGCACCCGAGCTTCTGTCTGAAGTGCTAAAAAGTCATCGACCTGGCATTGCAGCATTTTGTCCTGGAACTTCCTGAGCCGTAATTCCAGGAGCTTGCATAGTGCTTGTATCGCCGGGTCCAACCGCCCCCGTTGCACCTGGCTGAGTAATTCCTGCTCCGCTTGCCGTTTGTCCTGCGGCGATATCTGATTCATATTCTTTGCTCCTTTATTCTGGCCCAACGCGCTTTATTGGACTGGCATTGCTGCGTTTTGTTCCATAGATTGAGTTGGTTGTGCTGTTGTTTGCGCAGGTTGCGCTTGCGCGCCGACATTAGCTTGTTGCCCAGCAGCAATACTTTTAATTATGGTATCCAGCGGCAAGCCTTTCTCCATAGCGTCCAGAATAGTCTGAACGGTTGTTGCGTCGGCTGCCGCAGAATTTTTGCCGCCTTGTGAAACCGATTTAAGCGTATCCGCAAGTATTTGTCTGATCTGAGCTTCCTGCAATTTCTTCTGCATTGCCGCTATTTCTTGCTGCACGGCTGCGGTGTTCGCGTCGATCTTATCCGCGGCTGCATCATTAACAACGATACTTTCTACGTGTAGATCCCTTACTCTCGCACGCGCTCTAGCCAATTCGCGGAACTTAACATATGGTTTTTCGCCGTCGGTTAAGGTGGTGGCATAGTTATCCAGTTGCATCCCTAATACTTCTTTTGCAATTAGACTGGTAGCCCCGCGCGCTATCGGTTTAAAATCTCCTCTCAGCTTCGGGTCTGCATTGAAGTTGCGGTTGAATACGACTATAGCCCCGATCACAGACTCGACAAATCGATCAAAGTTCCTGACTACATCCTTGAATGGAAGTGCCGCAGCTCCTTGAATCATTGAAGCTCCAGCAGCAGTACGGAAGGGTTCACTAGGCCCTTTCTGCATGTCACCGCCGGTTTGGGGATTTACAAATGTCTCTTGATCGGCAAATCCTTGAAACATCTGGACCATGCTCTTCAATTCTTCAACATGGATCGGAAAATCTACAACCCGAATAGCTGGAATACCGGCAGTAGATGGATTCGCATCTTCGCGGTACCATATTTTATCAGGCACAATAGCAGTCATATCCTGATTCATGCTTAACAATTCCGTGTTTACTTCCAGATTACGCATTATTGATGCGTTATCCAGCATCACCCGTGTACTTGCACAGAGATTCATTTGGCTATCGCGCATGATTTGTGGTAATCCGTTACCGACTAGTGTGGCTTCGTTTTCCTCGAATACGAAATGATGATACATGGGCATTTCTCCGTCTGTATCCAATTCGCTCCACGGATCGAGTTCGGC